ACTAAACACTAAACACTAAACAAATACTAAGCTCAAAGCTCAAATGGTTTGGATTTTGTGTTTTGAACTTATTTAGAGCTTAGATTTTGGGGTTTAGAGTTTCTCCGAAGGAGAATGATTTGGGAACAACTTTAACCGAAGCAGCGAAGCTTTCAAATGACACCATGTACCAGGGTGTCATCGAAACCATTATCAAGGATTGCCCCCTGCTCCAGCTCATGCCGTGGGTTGAGATCGTGGGCAATGCACTCACGTACAACCGTGAGCTGGCGCTTCCGTCCGCCGAGTGGCATGCCGTCAATGATGATTGGACGACCAGCCCGGCCGTAACCTTCACGCAGAAGACGGCCACCCTGGCTATCCTGGGCCAGAATGCCGATGTAGATAACTACATCAGGCAGACCAGGTCAAACATCATGGACGTGGAAAGCGCCATCATCGAGCTAACCGCCAAGGCCATCAGGTATGAGCTGGAGGACAAGCTTGTCTACGGCGATAATTCCGGCACCCCCAACCAGTTTGACGGGCTGATCAAGCTCATCGCTACCGGAACCGCCAGCGACCAGCTCGTCGCCGCAGGCGCAACCGGCGCCACATTGACTCTTGCCATGCTGGACTCGCTCATCGATGCGGTCAAGGGCGGCAAGCCCGATTTGCTGCTGATGAGCCGCAGGTCCCGCAGGAAGATCGCCGCCCTGGCCAGGGCTGCCGGCAATAACCTCGAAGTCGGCAAAGGACTGCTGGGAGAGTTCGTGCAGTTCTATAACGGCATCCCGATATCGATATCGGATCTCATCAAGGATACCCACGTCGTCAGCGGCTCGGTCGAAACCGGTGTTTTCACCGGCTCCACCAACAGCACCATCTACGGCGTGTCTTTCGGTGAAGATGGCGTGTGCGGTCTTACCGGCCCAGGCGGGCTGCAGATCGTCCCTATCGGCGATATGGAAACCAAGGACGCCAAGCGCACCCGCATCAAGATGTACTGCTCGCTGGCCCTTTTCAGCAATGTTAAGGCCGCAGCTCTCATCGGCGTGCAGGACTAAATAAAAAGGAGAAATTCTAAATCCTAAACACTAAATCCTAAATAAACTCAAAACCCGAAGCTCAAATGTTTTGGATTTTGAACTTTGTATTTGTTTGGAGCTTAGAAATTAGAGTTTAGAATTTAAAACTCCGAAGGAGTTTTGTTATGGCATTTGCAGATCCATTGAAAGGAAGACACGTTATCGTCGGGCCAGGTCCCGAGGCCGCTATGGTCACCGTGGCCGAGGCCGTCAAAGAGGGCGATATTCTGGGTTATAGCTCCGGTTGGAAACGGGCGCTGGCTACCGTCAGCGGCGTTATCCAGGGCAGGCTTGTAGCCTTGAAAGATGCCCCCAGCGGCGGCTTGTGCCCGGTCGCTACCCATTGCGTGGTAGACGGTTATTCCGGGGCCACCGTGGGCAATCCCGTTTATGTCGATGAAGGCACCAATAATGGCGGTGTGACGCAGACAATCCCATCCACCACCAATGATGCCACTACCGTGATCGGCATAGCCCTATCGGCAACGGCAATCCAGTTTTTCCTTGATAGCCGTGTCGATGCCCTGTCAGCCTAAGCCTTTAAAGGAGTAGTGCGCCTTTAAGGGACACCTCCATGCTATAAGGTGGCGGCGGCCCGACACCGCCGCCACCGCTTAAAAGAGATGAAAATGCAAGGCGTTGAAGAGGGGCGTCAGCCCCTCTTAGTAAAAAATAATCACCCCCTGCGTGCAACAAGGAAAAAGGCGTTGAAGAGGGAACCTGGTCCCTCTTAGAAAAAAATGGTCACCCCCTATGTGCAACAAGGAAAAAGGTGTTGAAGAGGGAACCTGTTCCCTCTTAGAAAAAAATGGTCTCCCCTTCCCTTAAGGGAAGGGGCCAGGGGATGGGTGATAAATCAATGACAACAATAACCACAATCAGGGCTTTAGTCCGCAGGGACTTGAAAGATGAGGACAACGCTAACTATCGCTGGGTTGACGCCGAGATCGACCGTGCCATCGATAAGGCCGTGCTCGAATATTCCGAGTATTGCCCCCTGCAGGTTATGAACGTCCTGGGCACTGTCGACGACGACAATACCGTGGATATCTCCACCTTGACGGATCGCATTGACGTTTTGCGTGTGGAGCATCCGGTAATCGACCAGCCTTACCAGTCGCACCGGTTTTCTGTGTGGCTTGATTTGCTCACCTTCCTGGACGGCTATTTCGGAGATGGAACCGATTGCAATGTCTATTGGCTGAAGAAGCATAGCATCGGCGCATCCAGCTCCACCGTCCCCACGGCGCATGAGCATATCATTGCGCTGGGAGCGGCGGCTTTCGCCATCAGCTCGCAGGCTCAGTATTCGGTCACCCAGACTTTCGGAGGCCAGAAGGTCAGCCAGGATTATATCGTCTGGGCCAAAACTACTTTTGCGCAGTTCTATGCGACGCTGGATCGCATCAAAGGTTACAACCCCAAGAAATTGAAAACGGGCGGCTTAGTGCCCGAGGAATAAAAATGAAAATCCTAAATTCTAAATACTAAACAAATACCAAGCTCAAATCTCAAATAATTTGTATTTTGTGTTTTGAACTTGTTTAGAACTTAGATTTTGGAGTTTAGGGTTTATCGATAAGGAGATTCGATTGAAGAAAAAGTTAAACGATTCCGTCAAAGCAGAAACGCCTTTAAAGGATGGCTTGCCCTGGCAGGGCTTCGCCATCGTCCCGGATAAGCAGGACCCGGCCGGTTGGCAACTCCCCCACCATACCAGGGAAGTGAAGCGGGCGGCCATCGGCAAGGTCGGCTATGAGCATACGGTCGACTGGCTGCTGCTGGAAAAGGCTGTCTTGCTTTTGTCTCGCTTCGGCGATGAGGGCAAGCGGGTAACCGCTGACCCCGAGCTCATCATCCAGGGCGCCAGGCATCTGGCCGGGCATTATAAGAAAGCCGGCCGCTGTGTCCCTGACGCCCTTTGTGTCCTGATATGATCGTTTATCCACGTCATTGCGAGGAACGATTTAAACATGTCATTGCGAGGGCCGATTTATTCACGTCATTGCGAGGAGCCCGCAGGGCGACGTGGCAATCTTTTGTCATTCAGCCCCATACCTTCGAATCAAAGGATTGCTTCGCTGCGCTTGCAATGACCTAATAAAGCTATCGCTCGCAATGACATGCGGAAAAAATAAATAAATGAAAGGAGAGAAAAAACAAATGGATACTTCCACCCCATTGGACGGTTACAAGAAAATCTCGGTCACCATCTTTACCACCCTCTTGACGGTTATCCTGTTTTTCGTCAAGGATCCGGCGCATGCCGACACACTGGCGCAGTTCTGGAGCAGCGTAATCATTCCCATGGTGCCGGTCATAGTCGGCATGGTCTATACCGTGGTGCAGGGCGGCGTCGATAAGGAGAAAGCCATATCGGCAGGTGTCACAGCGGCTGCAGCTCCCCCGGCCCCGGCTCCCGCTTCGGACGCATCCCCAAAAGCTGAGAGTGCTTCGGTTGTGCAGCCTGCCGTAGCACAAATTGCCCAGGCTGCCGATGTTGAGATTTACACGCCGGTTGACCTCGACAAATACGAGGCGGCCGCCGAGGAAGGCATACGCAAGGACGGCCAGACGGTGACACCGTTGACCAAGGCGTATTACTTCTGGCCCGCCATTGCCCACTTTGACCTGCGTCCTATCCCCCGGCAATACCGCATAAGCGAAGGTAAGCGCATCGTCGACAAGGGCATAGCCCTCTTCGTCGATGCTTTCAAGTTTTATTCCAAGCTCGATAATCCCCCCACGCCGGCGCAGTCGGCCAACCTTAACAGCTATATGCTGGACCTGCGCAAGGCCTATGAGAAGGCCAATAACTTGACCTGCACCGATTCGACCTTCGAAAACCTGCGCAGCATGGTGACGTACTTCAATGACCTGTATTCGGCTTCCGATGGCCTCGGCAAGCTGATGGGTAAGCCCATCGACTGGAGCATCTACGGCACCGGTTTTGTTGGCCCGACTCAGGTCGGTTGGGACTTCGCCAAACTCCTTTGAGTTTTGATCGTGGAGCCGCCAGGGTCCTGGCGGCTCCCTTTATAACTCCATGAATCCAAAAATGTCATTGTCAGGAGCCGATTTAACCATGTCATTGCGAGGAGCCCGCAGGGCGACGTGGCAATCCCTTGGCATTGGGTCAGGCCAGGTGTCTTCGATCAAAGGATTGCTTCGCTTCGCTCGCAATGACATCTGAAAAGGAAAAATATGAGAGCACTTTCTCCCGCTCTTCTAGCCGAGCAGATCAAGGCCAGCCACCGCCCCCTGGTCAAGCTGGAGGTTGCCACCTACGGCCATCCGGCCGCCGTGGCAGCCACCGAGCTGCAGTGGCAGGACTTCGTCTGGGAAAGGTTGACCTCGATATCGGATGCCACCGCCTCAATTTTCCACGGCCTTGCCGTGCCGGGTGACGGCTCGGTCTGCCGGCTGCGCAATGTTGCAGGTACGCTTTACTATCAGCGGGTCGCTTCCCCGTCGGTCAATTCCGACTGGTCAACCTGGGCATCAAATTTTGGTTCAGTGGTGGCCGGTCCTATCGCCATCACCGCCCAGGGCGCCAATGTCGTGGCCTTCGGCAGCGATGGCACTAACCTTTACCGCAAGGAAAGCTCGGACTATGGGGCAACCTGGGGGGCCTGGATTAAGATGGCCAGCGCCCGCCCATGCGAGCGGGGATGCTCAGCGGCCTTCAAGGCTAACGGTGACCTGGCCGTTGTGCATGCCAGCGACGTCAACGACCCGACCTCCCTGTATATTCAGAAAAGGGTAAGCGGAACATGGTCCACCGGCGGCGGCCAGATAGCCGGTGATCATCTCGTGTCGGCGCTGGCCCTGTACCATAATGGTGACTGGAATATCCTCGCCCTCATGCTGGACGGGACATATATCAGGTTGGCCAGGGGCATCTATGGGGACGGTGATCAGTACGCCGTTGGGGTATGGTCCGGATGGCAGTTCATCAATTCCAGCAAGGCCAAAGTCGACTTTTCGACCCAGATGGCTATGCGGCAGTTCAAGACCGGCAAGGCCGGTAAGTATATCCCCACCTATTATGAGCAGGTATCGGCTGTTAACCAGGCCAGGGCGGTTGATAACCTTGGCATCGACGATCCTTTTCTCTGTTATCAGTCCTCTATGGGCGCTCTTTATTCCTTCACCAAGGATAATGCCCCGTGGTTCTACCGCCTGCGCCCGGGGACCGAGTTCAAAGATATGGACTGGTATAAAGCCTACCCCCTCAATGTTACCGCCACCTATGGCCTTGCCCTGGGCAGCGACGGCGTCTATCTTTATGCCACAGCCCCCGACCAGGTATGGCGCACCGCCCTGCCGGGGAGCTGGTCACCGCCGGCGGCAGGGTCCGGAGCCGGTACAAACTATGCCGTGCCGGCGGCCGATGTGATTTTGATAAAGGAGAAGGTCAAAGATATTTCGCCTGGATCTCTGGAATTTTCTCTTGATAATTCCAGGGGAATCTATAATGCCCCAGGGACCGGCAGCTCTTCACTTATCGCTTCACTTAAGCGCGGCAGCCAGGTGACGCTTTCCATCGGCTATCGGACCAGCACCGATCTGTTATCGGTTGCCGGCAAGTATTTTATTGAGGCCGTGGGCTATTCCAGAAAGCCAGGCGAAAGCCTGTTTACCGTCCGTTGTGTGGACGCATGGGGCTTGCTGGAAAGGTATGCCTTCAACCGGCCTGCGGAGTGGAACGCCGCCGCCTCCGATTTCTCAGTATATGATTTGATAGGCAAGGTCATAGCGGCCGTGGGGGGTACTTTGACCTACAAGTCCCGCAGCTCCTATATCACCGCCATCTACCCCCACCTGTCCGTCAATGCCGGCGAAAATGGCGCAGTGGTCTTGCGCAATCTTTTAGCCCTGGTCCCCGACGTGATCTTCTTCGTCGGCCTCGATGGCTATATCGTCTACCCCCAGGCTACGGATGGGCCTTCTTACTATTTGAGGTTCGCTTAAAGAGCTTTCTGAATATGATGAGGGGACTTACGAAAAAAGCAATGTATATAACCGCTGGAATCCACCAGTATTCTTTAGCTGCAAAACAGCTTAAGAATATTCCGGCTATTAATAGCAAAAATCCGACTGTAAAAGTTATCAAGGCAATGAACTTATTATTTCCTTCTTCAAACCATAGAAAACTTTCGAAAATAAAAATAAGTGAAAAACTCGCTATTTGCAGTCCCGGCGTCAGTTTAATCTCTGAGTTTATGGCAAAAAATACCAAGGCAATCACAATAATAAAGGTGCCATATAGCATAAGTGCTCTACTGGGTAGTGGTTTTGATTTCCACCATTTGAAGGACTGGAATAAAAAAATAATACCTATACCTACGGTGGGTAATGCCGGAGCAATGAGCGTTAGCCAGTCTAAAAAATTATTCATTTCGGTTACCTCTATATGCGAGAGACTAACCTAAATTCATCAAGCATGTCCAGTTTTTTCCGTTTTGAATGTATTTAAGGGAGTAAGAATGAAAAAGGATTTTTATATATGGTTTCTGGTCCTGTTTATCCTGGTGGCCGGCTGCTTTGTCAGCCACCGCATGGGTTACGCCGCCGGCAAGCTTGACGGCCCCATCAGGTATGTTTATTGCCACGACGGACAATGCACGTTTGTTGACCCCGCCTGCGTTAATCCGGATATCCGGGCGCAGCTCGAAGGAGGAAAATAACCATGGCCGAATCAGCGAAAGTCTATTCCAAGATGCCCCTTAATGCCCTGAAAAAGCTCATTACCGATTTGAGCGCCGCAGGTACCGCCGTCAAGGTCAGCCTGCATACCTCGTCTTATACCCCCAACCAAAATACGCATGAAAGCTATGCGGACCTTACCAACGAGGTCGCTAATGGCAACGGCTATACCACCGGCGGCGCTACACTCGCCAATAAGACGCTGGCCACCAGCACAACGGTATTGACCTTCGATGCCGATGATGTGTCCTGGGCCAATAGCACCATCACCGCCCGCTATGCTGCCATCTATGATGCGACGCCGTCAGCGGCCGCAGATAAGAAGCTGCTGGCCTATGTCGATTTCGGCGCAGATAAGGTGTCCAGCTCCGGAACTTTTCAGATCACCTGGAATGCTTCGGGCATCTTTACCATTACCGCAGCATAAGAGAGTTAAATGACAGTTCTTGTCGGTGATCACACTCAATATTCAGCCAGTAGTATAGGCGCTGGTACTGTTATTTATTGGGAATATATCGCCCCCGCGACCGGGACATTGACAGGCCTGGAGGTTTACAGCGTTGCTTCCGGCAATGCTAAATTAGCCATATATTTAGATAATGGAAGCGATCAACCTGGTACATTATTAGCTTCTGGGACAAAAGCGTGTACCCTTAATCAATGGAATCAACTGACTGGCCTTTCAGTACCAGTAACGAACGGGACTAAATACTGGATTGTATATATAACGGATACCCTGGGAGTAACCGTTCGCAATTCAACCGGCAGTCAAAAACGTTACTATAAAACGGGATTAACTTACTCCACCTTCTCTTATCCGTCTTCTTGGGATGGCCCTACCGGGTACACAACCGATTCTACTTATACAACTAGCTTTGACGGGCTTGGTATATTAGAAGTAGATATTAACGTCAATGCCCCCACCGCCACCGTCAGCAGCCAGGCGTATGCCACCACCACCAGCGGCGGCGCCGTCAGTTCCCCGCCGGTTGCCACTGTCACCAGTTTAGCCCTTGCCCCCATCGTTTCGGTCGGCACTAATGCCACGGTCAATGCACCTGCAGGTATTGTCAGCAGCCAGGCCTATGCCCCCACGGTCACGGCAGCCCGGAATGTTACCAGCTCCCCGCCGGCGGCTACATTAACCAGCCAGGCCTATATTGTCGTTGCCGGTCCCATGACGGGTGTAACCGTCTCACCGCCGGCCGCTGTCGTTTCATCCCAGGCCTACACCGTCTCATTGACCGTGCCTTTTCATATTATCTGGGAGGCGGCTTATGAAATCGATATCCCCCAGGTCAACCGTGCTTTTATTGTCGGTGAGGATCTGGCCGGGTCCCTGGTCACCGGCAATGCCATCCTTCAGGCAGAAGTTGACCTGGTCGGTGAAAGGTTGGAGGTTCAGCATACCCCCGCCGCCATCACCGCCGCCGTT